GAGTGGCAGTGGTCATGATGCCTTGGTAGAAGAGTCTGCTGCGATGAGCGGTGAGCTTGTCTCTCTGCGCCGTCAGCTGGACGAGCAGGTGGAGGCTACGAGTGCTCAGGTTCAGGAGTGCTATGCCTGGCGTGAGAAGTACCGTGAGGCTGAGAAAGAGCTTGCACGTCTTCGTGGTCGTGGATTCTGGGCGCGTGTCTTTAATAAGTAGTGCTATGGAGTCAGAAGACAAGGAGATACTGGCTAAGATTCTCGCCCGTCCCATTGGCGAGGCTGTCTCTCAGTGGGCTAAGAAGAATGATGTGGAGTTCCCTGTCGAGGTCTATGCGGAGCTGAGTACTCCGACGCTGTACCTTGACGAGAACGGTGTCGCTCATAACGGTAATCTTGTGACTGTGAACGTCACGCTTTCCGATGAGGATGAAGATGATGATGATGATTAACTTTTAATATTTTTGTGTTATGGCTATTTTACAAGAGAAGAGAATTGACGCGCCGCGTCCTGAGACGAGAGAAACGGACTATGGTGCTCAGTACGTGACTGCCGGTACGGAGACTCCTATTGTCCCTGCCGCTGAAGAGACTGTCGAGTCTGCCGAGGAGGTTGTAACGGCTTCTGAGGTGGAGAGTGTTGTACCTGCTGCCCCTGTTGTGCAGAAGAAGAGGGGTGGTCGTAAGAAGACGCGCCGATGAGTACTGACGAGCTGGAGAGCAGGGTATCGCTGCTTGAGGAGAAGGCCGATGCCGTTCTTGGTGTCCTTGACTGTCTCCTGAAGAAGGTGTACGGCCCTGAGTTTATGAGTAAGGTGGATAAACTTGTGGCTTATGGCAAAGAAGAAGATTAGTGAGGGTGGTTTGCCTACCATCCCCTACGGCAAGGCCGTTTGCGTGGGTAGCTATAAGTTGTGGCGTGGCAAGTGTGTATTGTCGGGCAAGGTGAAGGCGCGTATCGACTGCATCTATGTGAGCAGTCTTGACGGCTCTTGGATGGTACGAATAAACGCCACCAGTATGCTGTTTGGTAATATCTGTAATTATTTCAAAACAGGCGATTTGTCATATTTGGAAGATTTCATATTGCCAAACATGGAAATGTTGATGACCAACGACAATCGTATATTGCATGAAGTATATCGAATGTTGTACATAGCATCAAAGAATCCACTGCTTTTCATGTCTGACAAAGAGCATGAAGAATGGCTAAAGCGCAAATTCCCTGATTGGGATAAGCGAAAACGGAAGGAACAAATATCTAAATGGTCAAAGGATAAAGAATCCATTCGTTCTAACTGCGATATGATAAGAAAAGCATATTTTGATGCATGGGATGAGCAGTTTGACAAACGGCGTCAGATGGAGGAAAATTCATTAAAAGAACTTGAACAGGACGAGATAGCGGAGCAGGCTGTTGACATACTGAATGAAACGGAGTAGTATTCTGTGTTTTGATGGATGGGTAAAAGAGAAGGCGAGGATTAACCCCCCGCCTTCTTCTTTGCCCTCTCAATCATCGGTGCTGCGTTCCGAATGATGCCGTCCATCTCTACAGGTCTTATCTCCCGTTGACCATTTTGGCTTACCCATTCGTTATAGGAGTAGAACAGCGGGCATTGGTTGCACTTCACGGGGAAGTAGAACCTGAACGAGTCCATCGCCTCGTTTGTGGCTGCATCGTTCTTTCGTGTGAGGTCTGCGTATTTCATGAACATCTCACCTCGTTCCTTTGAGCCTTCTGGCATCTTCTTGGCGATTTTCAGTATCTCCTTTGCCGTCATCTCATTGTCGATAAGCTCTATGTCGGCTGTGTCACCTGAGAACTCCAGGATGTTGGCGTTGCTGAGCCTGCGTTTCTCGCACAGTTCCTTGAATGCCATGCTTGACAATATTTTTCTTTTGTTTGCCTGTTGTAACTGAAGTCCGAATCCTGCCTCATCCGGGAAGGCGATGGTGAATGCGTCGTTCTCCGTGTAGCCGATGGACAGCAGGTCGGCCATGACCAGCTCGCCGACGCTTGCGCCGAGTTTCTTTGCTTCTAATTTCTTGTTTGTTGATAGTTCCATGATTTATTCTCTAAAATGATTCGTTACTGTAAAGAAATATCGGTACTGTATAGCAGACGCATGAAGGGTGATACGGTGGGTAGCCGTCCACATCGTCAATCATGTGCAGTCCCGTCATACTGTCGCACAGGTCGCAAGGATATGTGCTACCTCTTAGAACGTAGTAACCAAACGCCCCTTGCTCTTCATATAACTGACGGTGATAGCGCATCCACGCCTTTTGTAACGTTGCCTTGGCAAAACGTAAGATGTTGTTTGCTTCCGAGTTTGAACTGCCTCTGTAGCCTTTTTTTACGCCGCGCAAACGTATGTTCTCTGCCCTGTATCGCGATGCGTTCTTGAATGTCTCTTTCATGCCCTGCATCTGATAGACGTTATGCAAGTGTGACTTGACAAGCGTAATGGCTTTTGTGAGGTCGCACTTTGCCGTTTTTGCTGCCACAAGCATAGCTTCGATGTCCTTTGTAAAGATTCTCAGTCTGTTTTCGAGCGTTGTTTTAAGCCCTTGTCCTCCTTTGCCGAGAGTAAGCATCCACAGCCACAAAGCAGATTTCTTGTCCTTGTCCTTGGTACACCGTGTGGCGTAGCTTGCCGTGAGGTCGAGGATTTCATCTTCAAGCTCGTCGAGCACGTCGGACACTTCTTTCATCATCTTTTCATTGTATTCTGATGACAGCTGAAAGCGTTTGGCGTCTATGCCGTATCGGTAGCATATCTTCGTTATCTTCTCAGCGGCATCCTTCAGGAGCGCGTCGATGAGAGCCGCAAGACCGTTTGCAGCGGCCTCGCGGCGTAGGTTGAAGTTCTTCCCCTCCTGAATCTGCTTTTCCGTAACTGGTTGGTAGATGTCAAGGAGCTGAATCTGTATTGCGTCTGCCATTAGTGTCTACTATTCCACTTCTCCCAATTATTTTCACCTGCTCTATTCCCCCATTTATCAGTGCCGACGGTTCGCGGTCTGCCTGCGCCTCGTCCAGTTGCCACGCTGCCTTTTCTGGTACGCGCTTTCTTTTTCTTGTTGCCATCTTCATCGGAGGAGTTGTTCTCCGCCTCCGTCTGAGCTTCGATGACTTCAATCTGCTGTTCGGTTTGAATGTCCGACAACTGCTCCTGCGTCTCGACGGTATTCTCTTGCTGCATATCAAGGCGTTGCTCCTCGATGAGCAGTGTGTGCATATCATCGTCGTGTTTCTCCTTCTGAATGCGTTCCCACTCGTTCGGCGTAGAGAAATAGAACTTCTCTGATGCGGTCTGCTTGGAGCAAAAGCCATTCTGAACGGCTACAGACAGATTGGTGGTCACTTCCTGGTCATTGACAGGCAAGAAGGGGACGATGTAGTACGCGATGCGGGTGTTCATAAAGTCCAGTCTGTTCTTAGACTCGATACCGTAGCCCCACTTGAATATCTCAATCATCTTACGCACGAAAGCATCGTATTCCTGTGCCTCAAGCATAGCCTTGTTGTAAGCGTCGGAGTAGAGAAGCTTGATGGCAGCAGCAGGCGTGTCTCCAGATTTCAGTTCTGGAGCCTTGATAACCATTGACTGCGAATAAATCTTCTCTTCCAGCATATCCAGTTCCGTCTTGTAGGCGTTAGAGGCATCCTGACGGTTCAGGAACTCAGCTTTCCCATCAGACGGAATAATGAAAATCTTGGATGCGTAAGACATGTCAGCCGTTGCAATCTCTTTAATTTTCTTTCCCTCTCCGTACAGTCCGAGGATAGGCAGACCGAAGTCGTGGTTGCTTTGTGCAAGACGTGAAAAAGCTGCCTCACGATGCTCGATAGTCTCCTGCGACGGAGACCAGACGGGACCGTCATCCCTCCTGTGGTATGAGAATGGTGTTCCGGCAAATCCGTGAAGACCGCTATACTCCACTTGATAGCCGCTAATATCAAAATCTCCAGCTGTTGTGTGCAGGACAGTCTCTTCCTCTTTTTCGTCGTTCTTGTCTTTTTGCGAGTCAACGAGGCGGTAATATCTCTTTGCGTCCCACACATCGACGTACTGACGAGTATTGTCTTCTTCATCGAAATCGGTGTATGTTCTTGCAAGAAGGTTTGGCTCGCCTGTCCTCTTGTCGTAGTGAGGATAAAGGACATCGCCGTTCAGGTAAGAAAGCACCTTCCATTTGAAGACACCATTGTCCATAAAACCGACAAAGGCTGTGTCAGCTGTTGAACAACTTGATTTCGCGGCGTAGTGCCATGCGTTTTCCATGCGCTTGTCAGCCCATCCAGCCTTGAAAGCGTCGTACACATTCTGACTCTCCTCGCTCCATTTCGGTTCCGCGAGGTCAAACTGGATGTCGTTGCCCGTCAGACGGGCGAGACGGTCATCAAGAATCTCCTGCTGGTATGCAAAGGCATATCGCGGGAAGTCTTCCTCGTAGAAAAGCTCATCTTTCTCGTTGTAGCGGTAGTTGATGTAGACATTCCTATCGTTGATAGCATGACTGGCAGGGTCAAGTTCCCTTCGGAAGTCGGCTTGCGTCATTTCCATATAGACAAGGTCGTCTCTGATTACATACTTCTCGCCCAAGTCCCTTAGTGTGCTTTCGCGGGTGGGCGTGTTTGGGCAAACCCTATAGAACGGTCTTTTGGTCAAGAGACCGCGTGAGAACTTCTTTTTTTGAACTTGCTGTTCCATATTTAAAGTGTTTGTGGTTTGGCTTTTGGGTCTCATTGGCCATTGACCGGGTTAGGAAAAATCGAATGTCCTTATTGAGCGTATATGCTTGGAAAGGAACTCAGGCACTTCCGTGTCGGACTCTTTGACATCAAAAATCTCGAACATACAGAGTGCTTCGATAAAGTCTGGAGAGTGTCCGACAAGCGAACGTCTCTTCATGGTGTCTTTTGGTATGAGGCACCAACCTTTGTCCACCTTGCTCATGTCCTGTCTGATAGCTTTGCGCTCTCTCTGTAGTATGAACTGCAGCTCGTTGGTTGCGCGCCCCGACTTGAACTGCCTTTTGAGCAACGTCGGTTCGATACTCCATTCTCCCTGCTGTGTGTGTTGCGCGAACTTGTATGCACATTGCGACTTCATACAGTCGTAGAGGTTTCTGTCTTCGCGTGCCACCGCCTCCTGGTTGTTGAACGGAACGGCATTAGGGAAAGCCCCCTTGAATATCTGCCCGATTCCTTGCAGGTCATACACGAAGTTCTGTTCAAGGACTCCCCATTCACGAAGCTTAGCCTTAATCAGCGGGACGGTGTTGTATGGGTCTACGCGACAGACGTACAAGTCCTGTATGTGATTCCCTATCTTGAACCATGTCACGCAGTTGTCGCCTCCGTCACCGGCAACGTCGCACGATG